GATATTAATGCTTATCACGCAAAGTCTGTGTCGAAAGCACATAAGGAAGTAGTTGTAATGAAAATTGTAGTATAATGAATGAAGTGGAAAGAAGAGAACTTGAAAAAGAAGCAACCGATTTTATGAAAGCTTTAGTAATGCTTGGTGGTAGTATAGAGGCAGTGACTATTTATTGTTCACAGGAAACTGTGGATAATGTGGATAGGATGTTAAGTGACTATAATGTTACAGGAGAGGATTTTGGGTCGTTTAATTCAAAGGGACAAGTAGATGCTTCTTATCTTTACTTTGGAAAAGTTGTTAATTTTATTGTAGGTGGCTGAATATAAGGACATATTTGTTGACTCCGATGAGGAGGATCACCCGTCGATAATTCCGTCTAATGAGTATTTACCGGAGTTAGAGAAACAGGTAGCGTACTTTGTACGTAACACACCTGACTATCCGGTGAATAAGAAACTCTATACAAGAGCTAAGATTCCGGAAAGGCTCTCGGACAGGGAGCGTAAAGAGTGGGAAAAGCAGGAGATCAACCGTTGTAAAATGGGTTACGACGGTATGGTTGGAAAACAATATACGTATTTCAACTATGGGTGGATACAACAAATTGCGGGAGGTAAGATTTCCCCACATTACCGTGTGTGCGACAATGCATGGTATGAAAAAATAGAAAGGGTACAGGGCATCCGTTGGGATGATAGGGGAGTACCCGTCAATGAGTCTCAAGGAAAAGGGTTGATTTGTGTAAAAAGACGTAGAGGGGGCTTCTCATGGAAGGAAGCCCTTGACTCATTACACGATTCAACCTTTATACCTTTCTTCAATACAGGTATGAATTCGATGAGTGAAAGAGACTCCATCATACTTTTTAATAAGGTTAAGTTCCTGTATGACAACTTTCCTGATTTTCTCCGTGCTACCACAACAGCTGGTAAAACAAAGTCTTCTATGCTGTTCGGGTACTATAAACGAGATGCTAAAGGGAATAAGATACTAAAAGGTACACAGTCTAACATCGTAGTTGTACCACCTACAGACAGTGCGTATGAAGGTTGGATGCTTAATAAGTGGGCCTGTGACGAAGCAGGTAAGATTACCAACCTAGATGAGATGTGGACATACACGGAAGACTGTATGATGCAGGAAACACTTCGTAAAGGTACCCCGGTATTGTTTGGGACTTCCGGAGATATAGGAACAGTTGGAAGGGCTCTGAAGGAGATGTATGAAAATGCTGATGTATATAACCTAGAACGGTTTTTCTTCGGTGGTTGGATGGGAATCCTTTGTGATAAGTATGGCAATGATCTAAAGGAACACGCTATAAGATGGATGCTATATGAACGAGAAAGAAGAAAGAAATTATCGCTAAAGAAACAAGCACAGTTCAAACAAAAGTACCCTTTAACTATAAAGGAAGCTTTTGCAGATTCCGGAGTAACCGGGCTTGGTGACCCTATACGTATTGAAACGCAATCTAATATTCTGATAGCTCATCCAGTACCTGCTATACGTGGTAAATTTCATCAACATGGGGATGGCAAAATAGAGTTTATAAATACCGAAGAAGGAATGGGCACAATGTTTGGTCAACCAAGCGGATTAGCCAACGCTAATTTAGCAGGGTGTGACCCGGCTGACCATGATGACACAGAAGGAACAGACATCTCTGATCTTTCTATGCTCATAGGTAGTAAGCATATGGGATCAACACCACCAAAAATATTATTTGATCTTACTGGAAGACCACCTAAATTATCTGACTATTACCAACAGGCTTCATTAGGTTTACAATATTATTCAGCGCGGGTACTTATTGAAAGACAGCGGTACCGAATGATATCAGAGCTTGAAGCTATGGGGCTTAAGTATCTACTCTACCGATCACCACAGAAAATAATGAAGTTGACCGGAGGACGTGTCAATACTATAGGTGTGAATATGACAGATTCGTTCACAGGCTATGTAGAAGGTCTGGTAGAAAAATATGTGGACGATTATGCTGAGTTTATACCAACATTATTATTACTAAAAGATTTAGGAAAGTATCACAGGGATAAAAAACCTGATAGGGTAGTAGCCTTTATGCTTTGGTTGGCTATGTTGTGGGAAGATACTTCCAGTGTGACGCAAGCAGTTGAAACAAAAAGGAAACTTACTATGCCTACTTTACGTAGAATAAATGGAGTGATAACACGTGTTCCCGGTAAAGAAATAATACCACGCGGAAGAAATCCTCAGCAAGGTTCTGTGGGAGCTACAGAGTAGGCATGATTTTTGTATGTTGGGTAATCACAGGTCGCACCTGAATAATATTCTAATCGATTAAATATAACAATATGGCTGATTTCTCAGAGGGGAATAGATTTAGTTTTCCCGATCTACTAATTGAGGATTCCAAAAAAGACGCACAATATCATAAGAAGTTCGTACAAGCGGTAATGAGTAATAACATTAACGCAAACTTTGATTTAACGTACGCTTCTATGAATGAAAACTATACATTCTTTCAAGGTGATCAGACCGGGGATGAATTTCGTTTTTTACAGGAATCTGAAGATGGTGAAGTGCTTCCGGCACAGTGGATAAACTATAACAAAATAAGTAGTAGGGTAGAACTATTACTCGGGGAGCTACAACGACGTGGCTATCAAATAACGGCTACGGCTATTAATAAAGAAGCCAAAAGTAGAAAGCTATCTAAAAGAGAAAAAGACAGGGTTAACCTGTGGCTACAGCCGTATAGAAAAGGATTACAGAAAAAATCCGGATTAAATTTCACACCCCCCGGTCAAGAGTTTGGTTCCGAGCCAGAGATTGACGACTTCTACGAGAACGATTATAAAGAGCAAAACGAGATCGTAATGCAGTACGCATTGCGTTACATTGCCAAGAAGCACGATTGGGGGTATCAGAGACTGGCCCTGTTTAGAGATATTCTTATAGCTGGAAGAGCAGCGGTAATCTGCGAAATGAAGGATGGACTTCCTTATATGCGTAGAATCGATCCACGTAATCTAGTGTTTGATCCAACTGCACAGGATGACTTTCTATCCGACGCTACCTATTACGGAGAACTACGTTATATGGCAATGCCAGATGCAGCGGCAAAGTATAACCTTAACCTAGAAGAGTTACGATCAGTGTGGGATTCTTATAAGCAATTCCAAACTAATCAGTACACCTCTGGTCAATTCAAAGAATTTAAAACTATACACGGTTCTAATCTACGTTATTTCCATAACGATTCAGATAAACTTCGTGTGTTGGTTGCTACTGCATACTGGCAGGATACAAAAACAATCAATCACAAGATAAAAGAGGATAAGCATGGTGGAAGACACGTAGAAGAGGTCACAGAAAATGCGACATCTAACCGGGTTACAAAGAACAAACTTTCTATTTGGAGAACAGCTACCTTGATAGGTGGTACGTTACTGGCAGAATGGGGAGAAATGAAGAATCATATACGTCATAATTCAGCACTGGCTGAGACCTTTAGTCCTATAAAGGTAGTTATCCCTAATTATATCAACGGTAAGTCTATTTCAAAAGTAGATCAATTGAAAGGGTTACAGAAATTGAAGGATATTACCATGTATAATATACAACTCGCTATGACACGCGCGGGGGCGAAGGGGTTCTTCTACGACATTGCACAACTACCTGACACATGGACACTGGAGGATGTGGTACGCTATACCAAGACACACGGTATAATTGCCTTTGACTCTAGGATAGATGGACTACCTGCAGGGTATAACCAGTTCCAAGAAGTGGATCAAACACTTTCTAACTCTGTAAGTCAGTATATTCTTATTTCGAATATGATTGACTCAGAGATGGATGCTATATCCGGAATAAATGATGCAAGGCAGGGAAATATCCAAGGTTCATCACAAGCTGTTGGGGTAACTCAATCAGCTATAATGCAATCTAACTTGGCTACAGAACTATACTTTACAGAATTTCAACAATTTAGTAGCCATATCTATAACTACTTATCCGGGCTTGCCAAGATCGGTATCTCAAAAAGTGATAAACTGGATGGGGCTATTGGAGAATCAGGAGTTAATTTTATAAAGGAAAACAGCGGGTTGAACTTTGATGATTTCGCTACCTTTATAGATGATGTACCACCATTAGTAGATAACGTCAACATGTATCACACAACGTTGAT